ATGATTACTTAGAAATGAGTATGATTGAGTCTGAAAGAGCTGTTGGTAACCAATTAGATGCTTTCTTAGGAACTGACGCTGCGGGCGTTAAAGGTGGTACTGAAGGTTTATTCCAAGCTATCACAAATAGAGGTCACATTGTAACTGATCTTGTTGATGGAACTTTTGCAAATGACATCGCGTCTTTTGACAGTGTTTTAACTAAATTTGACGCAGAAGGATCTATTGAAGAAAACATGTTATACTTAGATAGAGATACTACTCTAAAAATTGATGACATGTTAGGTGATCTAAATAAAGGATCAGGTCCTGCTTCATTTGGTGTTTTCAATAACTCAGATGACATGGCTGTTAATTTAGGATTT